TATGCTGATAAAACAACAGTATCTCCTGTTGTTGGTGATACTGAATTATCTACGAATTGTATTACACCTGTTTTATAATCAAACTGATAAAAGGCTGCATCTTGCTCAGTACCATTTACTCTAACAGTAACATTATATCCAGGTGTACCGTTTCCTGCGGGTACATTATCCTCAGTATTTTTAAATGTTAAGGAAGCATCTGAATATTTTGGTGATAAAAAGTTTGTTTGCTGTCCATCCTGTATAATTTGAGGAGTAACAGCTGTTGTAGGATCATGTGCTGATTTTGATATAAAGAAAAATACTTCTGTTTTACTACCGTTAACAACCGATGATGGTGTTAGTTGGTGTTGGAAGTGGAACTTTACAATATCAACACTTGCAGATTGTAATGTATCTTGATTTTGTCCACTACCAGAATATGGTAAACTATTTAAAGGAACAAAATTTTCTCTTATATAAACATCACCAGCATTAATGTCGAGAGTTCTTGTGAATGCCTCCTGAGCATCAGTACTCTGCTCCATAGTATATCTTTTACTCTGGAGTAACCTATTCGACTTTTTTATTTTATCTAATGCCATTCTATATCTTTATTCTTTTACGTAATCGTTATGTCTATATCTTCTACTGGAACTGGATCTCCTTTATATCTTATTATAACTATAAAATCCTGTGTTGACTGATCTAAAGTCATACCATTTCCATTTAAAAGAGGAAATTCATAACTTGTATTAACACCACTTCCTCTTACTGTACCTGTTTTACAGGCATATAAATCAATTGAATCACTAAATGGGTTTGTAAAATTATTATTTGTTATACCTATTTGTAAGGCATCCCCAACAGTAGTTGCTGGGTCAAAAATTCTTGGGTTTGTATATGCCTGAGCTCCTGATCCTGAGAATAAAAATGCTACTGATACTCCATTAGCTGAACTATCCCAAGTATTTAAAGCTGCTCCAAAACTAGCAGTTACATCACTAGCCCCATTCGATAAATTTCTTTGAAAAGCTCTAGCATAATATTGGTAAGTATTAGCACTAGGATTTGCAGGTAACCAATAACCATATGTTCCTGCTGGTGTAACTAAGTATCCTGGTTTTACTTGTAATTCTAAAGGAGGTTGGACATACAATACGTCTGTACTTGTTGTTGGTTTATCACCACTAGCATACGACCCTGTTAATAATTTATCATTAATTATTATTCTAAAATCTTCTCCTGTAAGTTGTTCGGTAAATATAGTATTACCTGAAGTTCCTGTTAAAGAACCACCATCATATCCTTGGCTTCTACCATAATAAGCCATGGAACCAGATAATACTTCTGCACCAAAAGTTCCGGGGGAGAAAATGGTTACTTGTTCTGTGTTAATATTATTTAATGATCCTGCAAAATTTCTACCTCTAGCTGTAATATCAAAAGTTAAAGGTGATATTGATGTTTGAGTAATATTAGTATTACCAGTTCCAAAAGAATTAAAGTCAACACTTGCACTTAATGTAACTTGATCACCTTGTACAGGAATTGTTCCTACTGATCTTACTGGTGTACCGCCAGTTCCATATATAAAATTAGCTGTTTGAACTGTGGCTCCTGCTGTGCTACCTTGAAAAACATTTGATGTTGGGTTAGATAATGTAACCATTGAGTTATTATCTGTTAAACCAGCAAATAATGAGTTAGCTGAATACATAGGAGTAAATAAACCATAAAGTTCAATTCCATGTTTCCATTGAGCTGAATTTAAATATGGAGCACCCGATAATGACCTAGTTGCAACTCCTATAGTACTTAATGTTTCATTTCCAAAGGATATTAATTGAGTAAAATCACCATTTACTATATCTGTATAAAATATTTCTTCATCCTGCTCATAAAAAGTAGTATAATTAGAAGAACCTGATTGTACCCCTATTGATGAAGATAAATAATAATATCCTGTTGATTCTTTTGTTGTGAATGAAATACCCCCATTATATAAATTATTTTGGAATATAGTTGTAAATTTACCATCCTGCCATGTTATAGGTAATCCCCCTACAGTTGGAATTGCTCCTATTGTTTGACCATTAGTTGTATTAAATGGTGGGGGTGTTTTTACTAAAGTAAATTGGTTTTCAACAGCTGTAGTTATGGTTTTAGCAGAGTTATCTGAAAAACTTCTTCTTAAAGATCCTGATGATGTGAATGAACTGCTTACAGCTCCTAAATTAAATAATTGAAATGTAGGATCATTTGATGATGAAGGACACGTTGTACTTCCAGCAGCAACTGATGTGTATTTTATGTTATAGTTAGAATTATTATAAATAGGTGATATCCCTGGAAATAATGTTTGACCTGCAACTGCAAATCCCTTACTTTGTAAATAAATAAGTGTTGCATCTGTAGAACTTTGTGGAACATAAGCTCCGGGTTCTGTTGTAGTACCTGTATTTGATTTTACTTCGGAAGTACCTGAATAAAAACGAGCATTAGGTGAAACATCTGGTGATGATTCACTTAATTGAGTTGCTATAAATCTTAGTATTTCTGCAGTATCTGTGTTTTGATCATATCTATCAAATACAGAACCTTCTAAATCTGTTTTCCAAGCTTTTGATGTTGGGTAACCTACATTATCCGTATAGTGCCATACAGATTGGCTAAACATCATTCCATATTTAGCTACATTACCTCCTGTACCATCATTATTTGGGTTTTGTGTTACGCCTATAGTAGTATATTCAGATTCTTGGTAAGTACTAGCTGTAAGTTGTAATGAAGAAGTTGCAAAGTATATGTCAGTAGCTCCTAATAATTGGAATATTCCTGTTCCAGAACCTCCACCACCACCACCTTGAATATTAATATCAACTTGGTTAGTTAATGGAGAATTTGTTATACTAGCTATACCATCTCCTAAAAAATTTAGGGTTTGAACACCATTACTTATTAAAGTACTCCCACTTTCAATTGTAACTCCTGTAAATCCTGGGACATTTTGTAAGTCTATGCTGTGTGTTACACTACTACTTGCGAAAAAGAATTGAAGATCAGTACCAGACAGAGAACTAGAGTAGTAGAGTGACTGAAAATTGCCATCTACTTCTGCGAATGTTAACTCGGAACCTTTGTTCTGTCTTAATATTATACCCATCTAATTTTATTTATAAATATTACAAAAAACAGTATTATTCCCCAGATTTTGGAAATTCTGTAAAATTATTATCCGTTTGAATGCTAAGACGGGAATTATCTAATTTTTTTCTTTGATTTAACTCTTCTATACTTTGTACTGTTTCCATATTAAATATAATTTGTGTTGGGGTATTAAATTTCTTTACTGCATTTAATTGTTTTTGGACTGTATCAGGAACTAAATAACCATATAGTTTTAGGCTAAATGTTGCTTTAACTGATCTTTCTCCTTTTTGTTCTACTTGTACAGGTGTAGCAAAACTATCTATTCTAGCTCTAAATTGGTACCTTTCAGGATTACCCCAATAAGAATCTGAAGCGTAATTAATAGCTTCAACTATTTTATTTAATTGTTCTATATAGTAAGTAGCAACAATAAAATCATAAGTAATATTTACATAATCAGGTACTACTACTGCATAATTAACTTTATCTGGTCGTTTGTTGTTTAATATATCAAAATTATCATAAGCATTACTAACACTATATTGTTTTTGAAAGATGTTTACATTATGTGGGTTATTTGCATCTAATTTATTAGCTATATTTCTAACTTTTTCAATATTATTACGTTTAAAAGTAATTAAAGGTAACATAATTTTACCTTTTTTATCTCTATAATACCCATCTTTTTGTACCTGCTTCCACCTTTCAGGAGAACCATAAATAAATGGTACTTGTTGTACTGCTCCATTTTGTATTACTGTAGGTTTAATTACTTCCTCCATATAATAAGCAATAGCTTCATCTATATCTTTAATTCCTAAACTAAAAGGTTTAGTATTATCATCTCTAAATGATACTTGGTTACCCCTATTAGGAACATTAGCATCATTAGGATTACCGGTATCTGAAAATCCAGGAGAACCAGCTGGTGGGCTGTAAGGATCAATTTGAGAATTTAATATTTCTCTTTGTGTTTTAGGTGTTGGTATTTTTCCTCTTTTAGCCATTTAGTGATGGGTTTGAATTATTTCCAGTATACAATCTTTCTTGTGTAATACCAACCTTATCAGCTGGTACATAATGTGTTTCTACAATAACTGATATTGAAGAACCAAAGTCTTCTAAACCAGGATTTTGTAATTGAGGTGAGTTGGGATAATCAGGATTTTTACCCATAAAATATTGGTTAGCATTTACATTATCTACTTCATAATATCCTTCATTATATAAAATGATATCTCCAACTTCAGGAACTAAATCAGCTCCATATTGGTAGTTTGTAGGTGCAAAATCTAAATTAAACTCTTCCATTTTGCCTAATAAATCATCTCTTAAAAACTTAAAGGTAGCACCCCATGTAAAATCTGTACCTAAGTCTGTTTCTGGGAATTCTTCATTTAACCTTTCAATAAGACAATTTAACAAAACAGGACCCATATAGAATTTTTCCTCAGCTGCCTCTCCATATATGTTTACTTTAGTTTCTTCTAATTTAAACTTATAAAAAGAGCACTGTTGAGTAATGACATCAGCCATTAACTCTCTATTTAGGTGTCTAAATAAACTTATATCTCTTGATCCTCCAAATAATGCCATATTATCCTATATAAATGGGAAATGGAACTTTACCTAGCTCTTTTTCAATAAAATCACTTTCGGCTGCTCTTCTTTCCAATAATTTTTCTCTTGATGTTTCCCCTAAATAAGCTCTTAACCTATCAATTAATCTTTCTTTTTCTCCTGTAGCTGCTGTAATTAGATCATTTGCATTTAGTGTTACATTATCTCCTGGGATAGGGACAACTTGATATTTACCTCTAACATACCCTAACATTTCTTTACATAAAGCTAAAGCATATTCAAATATCCAACTTCTACCAACTGAATTAATATCATCATAATTCGGATTTGAATAAGGTACATCATATATGTTACTAATAGTACTACTTCCTCCTACTACAAAAGATGCTGAAGATCTTTCTGAGTTAAGAATATATTCAAAATATAACTTTGGAACATTTCCATCTGGTATTGGGAAGATTCTTAAATTATTATTATGCATTTCAAAAGAATAATTTGCTCTTCTGATTTCATCATTAAATTCTATTTGTTGAATAACTTGTAAATCATAATTAATAGGCATTAGCATAAAATTTACTCCAGCAGGAGAAAATCCATCCCAACCAAAAGTATCCATCATATCCATAGTACCCATTCCTGCTCCTACATAAGGATCAAAAAACCTTAACATTGCTGGTGGAGCTTCATAAAAAACTCTCATAATTTCTATATCATGGTTTTTATAATGAGGTATATTATCTTGAGCCCATTCTTCTAAATTATAGTCTTGTACTGATTTTGTTAAATTAACAAAGCCTGTATGCCAATCAACATTTCCACCAGTACCAGCTTCAACTCCATATTGTTCTGACATTTGTATTATTCTTCCTAAATTAGGAACAACAATTGTATCTTCAATATCCATAGTAGAAGCATCTGCTCCTTCTAATGTTAGATAATTATCTCTAATTTTAAATCCATATAACTCATTAGCATATATTGTTACTGCTTCTTCAAAAGCAGCATAAAAGTTTAAATCTTGGAGTTCAACATCCACAATAGGATATCCTAATCTTCTTGCTGCAAAAGTTGAAAATTTATCTGCGTCTATTTGAAATTCAGGGTCATTATCATAAAACCCAAAAGGTGTATCTCCTGGGTGGAATGAACTAGATCCGGGCCATATTGGTATGTTTGCCATAGTTTTTTATTTATGCGTTATCTGAGTTAACAACTACGTATTCAACATCCATTCTTTCTGTTTCAGCATACACAGAAACAAATTCTATATCTTGCTCAAAGAAGCCGTTAAATGTACTTCCTGTAACTTGAGGGCTTGAAAACATTAAAGATGATGTAGGTAATACATCCATCGTCCAATAACTTCTTGCTCCATTTTCTGTAAAATCATTTAATGTTAGAGTAAATACTGCATCTGTTGAATTACCAATTTCAGTACCATTTACTGTAATTGTTTCTCCTGCTTCATACCCACTTCCACCTGCTGCTATTTTTGCTTGAAATACGTTTGTATTTATATTACTACTAGTTAAGGCTAACATAGATGCTGCAGATGAATTAGCAACATCATCTGATATTAATGTATTAGTATAATCTGAACTTACTACTCCAAACCCTACATTAGTTAATTGATCTTGTTTTATTGTAATTGTTTGATTTTCTAAATATCCTGTTCCTATATTTACTGGTTTTACTACTGTAATTACACCACCATCTGACTTTACACTAACTGTACCACCTTGACCTGTAGTTGTATAAACTGCTATTTCTCTTGTTATATTATTTGCTACATTAGGAATTAAACCGTTATTAGTAAAAGGTTGATTTGTTACTAATTGTCCCGTTCCTAAATCTCCGCTTGCAATTGTTAATGAATCTCCTACTACATATCCTCTTCCAGGATTTAATACCATTACAGTTGATAATGTTGGTGCGGTTGGATCTGCTCCTGTAACTACGGCTTGAGCTGTTGCTCCAGTACCGCTACCTCCTACTAAATTTACATTATATGTCCCAGTAGCACAATCAGTAGGAGCTGTGTTTATTCCTAAACTTTGACTCATTACTAAAGATGAAGAAATAACAACATCTAATGTCATTCCACTACCACTAATACTTGATGTAGTTGGTACACCTGCGTATAACCCAATTACACCCCCAACACCACCGCTTGTATAAGATGAAGTTAAATCCGTACCTATAACGCCTATCCCATCAGGTGACTTTGATGATGTAAAAGAAACTGCTAATGAAGATGTTGTGTCTAAATTAGTAATCCTAGCATATTTCATACTACTTGATGGAAAAGTTCCTGCTGAAGGTCTTACCCCATTGACGTTAAATAAATCAATTGGAGTTTGAGCTGGTATTGTAACTATTCTTCTATCTACATTAGTAATATTCCCTAATGTAAAAAATGTTTCATTTGTAGTTTTAATACCCTTAACTACGTGTTCCTCCTTTATTTTAATCTGAAATGCTGATGGAGTAAGTATTGATGCCATAATTATTTTTGTTATAAATATATAAAAAAAGAGGCTTAATTGCTAAGCCCCTTTTAAATTTTTAGGACTATCGCCTAGCTTTTCCGCTAGTGCCGGAGGTCCCTTTAATAATCCCTTTATTTTCAGCTTCTTCATAAATTTCAATCAAATTATCCACAATTGGATCCCTGTGATTTTGAATTAAAGTAATAGAACACATATTTTTCACTTTACGGGCTGCTGAATATAAAAATCTAAAACCAGATTCTCGTTTTGATTTTAAGTCTACTTGGTGATCATCACCACAAATAATCATTTTTGATCTTAATCCTATTCGGGTTGAAATCATTTCCATTTGTTCATGAGTAACATTCTGAGCTTCATCTACAACAATACAAGAATCTAAAAATGTTCTTCCTCTCATAAATGCTAAAGGAACTATTTCTATTTTACCATCCTCAATTAATTTTTCTACTTTTACTTTATCATATAAAGCATACATATTTTGGTAAATAGGTTGAATCCAAGGATCCATTTTTTCTCTTAAGTCTCCAGGTAAAAATCCTATTTCTTCTTTTGAAACTGTTGGTCTGGTAATTATTATTTTTGAATAGTGTCTTCGTATAAGACCATCCAAAGCAACTTGACATGCTAGAAGTGTTTTTCCTGATCCTGCTCTTCCGGCTAACAAAGTTAATGTATTATCTAATATTTTTTGTTTGGCTTCTTTTTGTTCCTCATTTAAACTTATTTTGAATTTTATTGGGTTCTTCACAGTTCTTTGTTTTCTGTGTACTTCGTCTGTGTGGGGTTTTGAAGGCATTTTTGAGTGTGGTTTATTTTAATTAAT